GTTTTTTCCCGCATCCACAGAATTAAGGTTCAAGGTTCATGGCCCGTCACCCGCAGCCTCGCGAGATTGCAGCGCTTAAAGGCTCTGTAGCGGCAAATCCGCAGAGATACCGCAAGGAGGTTCCCGAGGTATCTCTTCCGCTGGGAATGGCCCCGGATCACCTCACGGACGCCGCAAAAGCGACGTGGTTTGAGCTGGAAAGCCTGGCCCCGGTGAAGGTGTTGAAGGGGGCCGACCGTCCTGCGCTGGAGGTGTTGGCTAACCTGCTGACGGAATACCGGGCTGCACCGACCGAGTTTGCCGTGGGCAAGTACACGCACCTGATTGGACTGCTGGCTCGCCTCGGAATGACGCCTGCAGATCGTCAGAAGCTCGGAACGGAAAAGCCCCCCGAGGGTAACCCGTTCGATGAGTTCTGAACCGACCGACCTAGCCCAGCAGTACGCCGCTGACGTACTGGCCGGGAACATTCCGGCCTGTCGATATGTGAACCTCGCGTGCCAGCGGTTTGTTGATGACTTGGAGAGGGACTGGCAGTACGAATTCGACCGGGATAAGGCGAATCGGGCTATTCGGTTCATGCAGAAGCTGCCCCATACCAAGGGCAAGTGGTCTGCAAAGAAACAGACCCTGGCGTTTGAGCCGTGGCAGTGCTTCATCGAAGCCAACCTGTTTGGGTGGGTTCACCGGGAAACGCGGGTTCGCCGGTTTCGGGAGTCTTACGAGGAGGTACCTCGAAAGAATGGCAAGTCCATCCGGCTTGCAGCGAGGGGGCTGTACCTCTTTGCTGCGGATGGGGAGTCTGGTGCTGAGGTCTATTCCGGCGCCACGACCGAGAAGCAGGCGTATGAGGTATTCCGTCCTGCATGGCAGATGGCCCAGCGGACCCCGGCGCTACGGGAGCGCTTCGGGATAGAGTTGGCGGGGAACGCCAAGAATCCCGGTGCCATGTATGTCACTGACGACATGAGCCGGTTTGAGACTCTGATCGGCAAGCCGGGCGATGGCGCAAGCCCTCATGCGGCACTGGTGGATGAGTATCACGAGCATGACACCGACCACATGGTTGATGCCATGCAGACCGGCATGGGTGCCAGAGAGCAGCCGTTACTGTCGATCATCACGACAGCGGGAACGAACTTAGGTGGCCCGTGCCACCTCAAGCGCCGGGATGTGATTCGCATTCTGGAGAGACAGGTCGAGGATGAAACCATCTTTGGGATCATCTACGGGCTGGATGATGAGGACGACTGGTCCGATCCGGCATCGCTCAGGAAAGCGAACCCAAACTACGGCATTTCAGTATTCGAGGACTTTCTCCTTGCGCAACTGGCGCAGGCGAGAAGGTCGTCCAGCAAACAAAGTTCATTCCGTACCAAGCACCTGAACCAGTGGGTTGGGGCGAGGGCGTTATGGATGAACCAGCTCATCTGGCAACGGCAGAAGCGGGATGTCGCGCTTGAGCAGTTCGAGGGCTGCCGATGCTGGGTCGCAGTTGATCTAGCGAGCAAGAAGGATCTTGCGGCGCTTGTGATGCTGTTTGAGAGGAACGGGGAGTACTTCGTCATCCCCCGCTTCTATGCCCCGGAGTCTGCTCTTGAGGAGAACGAGAGGTACCGGGACTTTGCTGCTGACGAGGAGTTGATTGTGACTCCCGGAAGCATGACGGATTACGAATTCATCGAGACAGACCTTCTGAAAGTCGCGGGGCAGGCGGACGTGCAGAAGATTGGATTCGATGAATGGCAGGCCAACTACCTCATCACTCGTTTGCAGGGCACGTCTCTTGGAGAGCGGATTGTGGTGTTCAACCAGACCGTCAAGAACATGAGCGAACCGATGAAGGAAGTTGAGGCTCGATCAACCGCCAGAACGCTATGGCACGACGGAAACCGAGTCCTAACCTGGATGATGGGAAACGTTGCTGTGAAGCCTGATGCCAAAGAAAACGTCTACCCACGCAAGGAGAATGAGTCTGACCCTTTCTGCAAGATCGACGGCGTGGTGGGCTTGATCATGGCTATGGGTCTTGCACTGAACGACCGCGAGGAATACGCGGTTGGCCGGCTGGTTGTAGCGTGAAAGTCTTAGGGTTCGAATTTCGTCGGGCCGTTGTGCCCGATGAGAAGGCGCGCACGTTTGAGTTTGACGCAGTTATCCGCCAGCTCATGGGGTTGGGGATCTCTGGTTCGCAGGATGTAAATCCCGAGAACTGCGAGCAGGCGCCGACCGTCAAGGCCATTGTAACGGCCATCTCGCGTCGCTTTGCGGTAACGCCAGTTCACGTTTACCGCAAAACAACCAAGGGAGGGCGAGCTGCCAAGGAGCTTCTGCCTGACCATCCGGTAGCGCGCCTGTTGCAGAGGCCGAACTCATGGCAAAGCAGGGTGGACTATTGGCAGGACGCGGCCAGCAGAATGGCGCGTTACGGTCGCTTCTATGCGTACAAATCCCGAGGCTCCACCGGGCCAATTCGAGAGTTGATACCCATCAAGCCGAGCGAGATGACGCCGGAGCAGGACCCGAATACATGGGCGGTAACGTTCCGCCGCGGTGAGCAGTCGTGGCCGGCGAGCAAGATACACCATGTACGCGGCCCATCCCGGAGTGGCATATGTGGCGATTCGCCAGTCGATGATGTGCGACAGGCCATTGCCCTGGAGATCGCTGCCGAAAAATTCGGCGCGAGCTTCTTCCAGAATGGCGCGCTTCCTCTGTTGGTATGGAACTACGCCGTAGGAAGCCAGGGATTTAAGGACAAGGAGTCGGAGAAGAAGTTCACCGATGACCTACAGTCCGCATTCAGCGGGGGGAAGGCCCATCGCAGTCTTCTGTTGCCGAAAGGAATCGACAAGCCAACGCCGATCCAGATCGAAAACGAGAAGTCACAGTTTCTGGAAACGCGCAAGTACCAGCGAACCGTGATTGCTGGTGCATGGGGCGTTCCGCCTCATCTTGTCGGTGACCTGGAACGAGCCACGTTTAACAACGTCGAGCAGCAGGATTCTGACTTTACCCTCAACGTCATCATGCCAATCGGACAGCAGTTCGAGGCAGCAATGGAGAGAGACCTGCTCACCGATGACGATAGGGCGGGCGGAGTAATAATCAGATTTAACTTCGATTCGATCATGCGCGCGGACTTTAAGAGCAGGCAAGAAGGTCTGCAGATTCAGCGCCAGAACGGCGTGATCAACCCAAACGAGTGGCGCGAGCACGAAGCAATGAACCCGATTGCAGAAGGAGACGGCGGAGACATGTATATCCGCCCGGCCAACATGGTTCCTGCCAACGACCATGGACCATCAGATGACCAGACTGTACCGCCGAAACCCAAGGACGCGCAGCAATGAATGTCGAATATATAACCGTTCCTCTGGAGTTGAAGTCGCTGGAAGCCAACCAGTTTGAGGGTTATGGCTCAACCTTCGGAAACATCGACTACGGCGGGGACGCCGTCATGAAAGGCGCATTCGCGGAATCGCTGGACCGATGGAAGACGGAAGGCGAGATGCCGCAGATGTTCTGGATGCACCAGCCGCACCAGATACCGGGAAAGTGGCTCGACATGTACGAGGACTCCAAGGGACTGAAGGTCAAGGGAGAGTTGTTGCCGACTACCATCGGAAACGACGTGCAGATCCTGATGAAGGCCAAAGCTGTACGCGCAATGTCAATCGGGTTCTCCATCGACTCCGCGAACGACATCGAATATCGCGACGGCGTTCGGATGCTGAAGCGCATCAACCTGTGGGAAGTATCTCCAGTGTCGATGCCGATGAACCCTAAAGCCCGCATCAACGCGGTCAAGTCGATGCTACATGCCAAGGGCATGTCCATTGTGGACTTTAAACGGAACCTGGAAGGCTGGTTCCGTGAGCAGGGCTTGAGCAAGACACAGGCAGTGGCGTATGCCAGCCGTGCGCTCGCCCCAGATGATATCTCCGAGATCGATTTCGGCGCGATGCCGAGAAAGAGCGACGACGCCACCAACAGCGACTCAGGCGTGACGCCTGAAGCGCAGCGGCGTGACGCCGCGGAGGCTGAAGAGAAGGCCCGGCGTGATGCTGAGGCGGCAGAAGAGGCGGCGACGTTGTCCGCACTGGCGAAGCTGAACGAAACGCTACTGGCCGAATCGCTCTTGCGGCGCATGCCGCAGCGCATCCGCTAAGCGCTTTTACAAACCCATCCCTAACCCGCCCTGTGCGGGTTTTTTCATTTCTGGAGTCAAGAAACATGAGCAATGCTGTTACCCAGGCCGTTGAAGCGGTCAACAAGTCCATTGAGGACATGCGCAAGGACAATGACAAGTCCCTGGAGGCCCTGAGCAAGGGCAATGAGGCTCGCTACCGTGAACTGCAGGAGCGCTGCGACAAGCAGGAGGCCCAGGTTACCGAGCTGATCAAGGCCCGCAATGACGTTGTGCGTCAGCTCGCGCTGAAGGAAGAGCGCATTGACCTTCTCGAAGCCCTCGCGGATCGCCCAAAGGGAAATCTCGTCGTAAAGATGGTTGAGGAAGACAGTCAGCACTTCCTGAAGTGGGTGCGCAGTGGCGGCAAGGATAACGACGCCATTCGCGCGCGCGATCAGCTGCGCATGAAGGCCATGGAAGCCAAGGTTGACACTGTGACCATCGGGACGTCGCTGCTTGGCGGCAACGCAGTTCCGAAGATCATCAGCGATCAGGTCGACAAGCTCATTCTGAAGCTCTCGGATGTCGTTGATGCGGTGGCTCCGAAGACGGTAGGAAGCTCCGACTACAACCGCGTATTGAGCATTTCCGGCAACGCTGGCGGATGGGCGACGGAGACCAGTTCCCGCAGCCAGGGCAACGCGCCGAACACGCGCAACTGCAAGCCGACATGGGGCGAGCTGTATGCGTACCTGTACGCCACTAACTGGTCTCTGGAGGACATGTTCTTCAATGTCGAACAGTGGCTTGTTCAGGACATCGCGGACAGCCACGCGAAGCTGCTCGCCACGTCGATCTACTCGGGTAATGGCTCTGGTCAGTGCACGGGTATGACGAATACTACTCCGGTGACTACCGCTGACTACGCATCCCCGATGCGTGCCGCGGCGGCGTACCAGTTCGTGTCGCACAGCGGCGTGGATACCAGCTCACCCAACAAGCTGACTCTGGATATCCTGCTGTCGGCCGTGTACGCGCTGAACAAGGGCTACCGCAGTAACGGGAAGTTCGCCATGAACTCGGTCACTCAGGGCATCGCTCGACGCCTGAAGGACACCACCAACCAGTATCTGTGGCAGCCCAGCGTGCAGGCGGGCCAGCCGGATCTGCTCTTCGGCTATCCGGTTCTGACCTGGGAGGACCTGGCGGACGGCAATACGGTGGATGGCTTTGTGGCAGCTTTCGGCGACTTCTCGCGTGCTTACGAGCTGGTGAATCGCGGCGAGATGGCGATGACTGTTGAGAACGTCACCACGCCCGGAACGACCAAGTTCTATGCGCGTCGACGCTGGGGCGGCATCCCGTACAACAATGACGCTATCAAGTTCGTCAGGAATGCGGATTGACGTAAGTGGGAGACTCTGTTTCAAAAAAAGGCAGAGTCAGGAGGCGGCCCCGAAAGGGGCCTCCTTCGGACCAGAAGCGACCAGCCCCGGAAAACAAGGCCTTTGGTGCAGCTCCGCAAAATAAGCGAATGGTGTGATCCAGTATGCATTGTTGCTGCTAGCGGTCCGTCACTGAATGCTGGTGTAGCAGATGCGGTTCGTGAATCTGGGCATAGAGTCATTGCTGTAAATGACGCCTACCGGTTAATGCCGTGGTCGGATGTGCTGTATGCGGCGGACTTCTCATGGTGGAGGTCGCAACATGGAGCGCCGGAGTTTGAGGGTGAGCGGTGGACGTGTCACAGTCTCTCGACCAGTTTTTGTGATGACAAGAGTCTCGTTGCTGGTGAGTTCGATATGAACTTCATCGAAGCGCGGGACGGAAAGGGATTTTCCAAGTCACCCGCTTATATCCACTACGGCAATCAGGCGCACAGTGGGTTTCAGGCTGTGAACTTTGCAGCCCTTACGGGGTGCAAGCGCATTGTGCTGGTCGGGTTTGACTACGGACACGAAGGAAAGAGCCATTTCTTCGGAGACCATCCTAATTGTCTGAGGAATGCATCAGATAGCGATTACAAGGACATGGCCAAGGCTTTTGACCGTGTCGAGACGGATGTGGAGATCATGAATGCAACGCCAGGAAGCGCGCTCAGGCGGTTCCCAATGGTGGATCTAAGTGAAGCGCTACGGTGGGACGGTAGTATGCATCGGCACCGGTCCGTCATTAACACTGGAGCAGATCGGCTCAGCCAGGCGTAGAGGGTTCACGCTGTTTGGATGTAACAACATCCACCAGATAGTTCCTGATCTGGCGGTGTTGTTTGCAACAAATCATGAGTGGTGGGATCACTACTGGGGTCGTGAGGACGGGCCTAGGAGCCACCATTGCGAGAAGTGGACGAATAGCCAGGGCGCTGCGACAAAATACGGGCTGAACTTTATTGACAGCCGCAACAAGCGCGGCCTGAGTCAGAAGCCAGACAGAATCCACCATGGGCACAGCTCGGGATTCTGCCTGCTGAACCTTGCGTACTTGATGGGAGCGGAGAGGATCGTTCTTCTCGGGTACGACATGAGGTACGCATCTGATTATGGCGGGAAACCGGAGTACGTCGGCAGCACGCCGCGCCACTACTTCGGGGAGTACCCCTCTCCGTTGCAGCACTGGCCGAAGGTCCAGGTGAAGCAGGGTGTGCACATAGAGCTGGTGAGCTTCTATGAAGCGGTCGCCAAGCAAGAGTTGGTCGAGATCATTAACTGTACACCGGGATCTGCGGTGACATGTTTCCAAATGAAGGATATTGATGCTCTCTGATGAAGATATGTTCGCCCGTATGTCCAAGGGTTGGCGGGCCGGGCAGCCGCATACGATCTGCGGGAATGGGTCGCTTCGGCAAAACTCGGTGAAGTCTCGGGCGGCACTGCCGGAATGGTGCGAGAAATACGGCATTCGCTCCGTATGTGATGCCGGCGCCGGAGATCTGTTTTACGTGAACGGGGTC